CACGACTGTAACCATCGATACCGAACTATCCGCTGTGAATGCAATTCTTGGTAGTATTGGTCAAGCCCCTATCTCTGCAATAGATTATGATAACCCTGAAATTTCATATGTTTATAATATATTAAAAGCAGCAAACCAAGATGTGCAAACCGAAGGTTGGACTTTCAATAAAGAGAACCATATAAAATATACAAATAAAGTAGGTAATAAATTCCATATTGATTCTGATATAATACAGATAGATTATGAAGATGCATGGGATAGAACCCGTGACTTTGTACGACGAAAGGATTCTGATGGTATATGGAAAATATATGATAAAGTAGATCATACATTTGAATTCCCAGATGATGATTACTTTTATGTTAATGTTGTAAGGTTATTAAAGTTTGAAGATATCCCTACAGCATTTCAAAGATATATAGTATATAGAGCATCTGGAGCCGCAGCTGTACAGTTAGTTGCAAACCCTCAACTACAGAAAATGTTAGCAACATTTGAAGTACAAGCTAGAGCTGCTTGTCTTGAATATGAATGTAATCAAGGTGACCATAACTTTATGGGTTGGCCAGATGATTCAGCTTACCAATCTTATAAACCTTATAGAGCACTAAGACGATAATGGCTAGTATCACACAGAAAATTAGTAACTATATCCAAGGTATATCTGAACAGCCAGATGAATTAAAAGCACCTGGACAAGTTAATGATTTAAAAAATGCTATACCTGATATAGTACAAGGTTGTTTGAAACGACCTGGCAGTCATTTAGTAAAAGATATAACAACCACAACTAATCCTTATGGTGATTCAAAAACATATGCTGTGGGTACTGGGTCTAATACTAAATGGTTTCCTATATATACCGACAATGATACACAGTATATTGGACAGGTTACAAGTGGTGGTGTTGTTAATATATGGAGATGCAGTGACGGTGCTTCGATACCCGTCGATTATGCTTCTATTACAGGAACAAATAAAGCTGATTATCTGAATAATGAAGCTTTAGCAGATGAGAAATCTTCTGATATACAACCATTAACAATTAATGAAACTACTTTCTTTGTTAACAGAAAGAAGCCTGTAGCAATGTTAACAGGAGCTAATGATAAATCGCCTCCTACAATAAATGAAGCATTCATTGAACTGGATACTATATCTTATGGTAAACAATATGCATTAGATATTTATGATCCTGCAGTTAACACTACATATACTTATCCTAGAGCTACATCTATTGGTATAGATGAAGATGTCAGTACAAGTAATATAGGAAGTTATAGTGACAATGGTAAATGTGAAGGTATGGGTAGAGAAGTTTGCCCTCCAGCAGGTTCAGGTACAAATGCTTTTACAAATACAGGAACTGTAATACATGCTACTTCACCTCCTAACCAAAGTGCAACAGGTAAAGCTAATTTAAGATATGAAGTAGATACACGTTGTACAGCTATACCTAACCCTACTGATACAGATACATCTAACCAACCTGATTATATAGATTCTTACCAACCATTTGTTAAATTACAATTTGGTGGAGAAGGTTGGACTACTGGTAATACACATACATTTAGATCTACAAAAGGTTTAGAAACCACAGTAAAGATTACCAATCATGTTACTGTTACATCCAGAGCAAACATTGCTATGGTTAGACCTGAGCCTACATCTTCAAACAATGAAGAGCATGTATCAACAGCTGGTATATTAGGGGACTTAAAAGCCACATTAGATGCTATTACTGGTACTGGGATTACTGCAACTATAGTTGGTAACGGACTACATTTATACAGAGCTACAGCATTCGGTGTCAGTACAAGTGAACAGGCATTAATGAATGTTTCTACCAGCGAAGTTAATGATATAGCAAATTTACCACGTAACTGTAGACACGGATATACAGTTCGAGTAGCAAATAGTGGAGATGAGCAAGATGATTACTACCTAAGATTTCAAGTAGAAGGAGTGCCTGTTGAACTATCTCAAACTGGCACCTACGCTAGATCAGGTACCACTGTAACTATTACAGCTGCTAGCCATGGTTTAGTTAATGGTGATCAAATCATTGCAGACTTTACAAGTGGAGCTGCTAGTGATGGTTTATATACTATTGCTAACGTATCTACTGATACATTTACTATTACTGATGCAGTATCAGGTACTATTGCTGCAGGTGAAACTGTTTACTTTACACCAGCTAGATTTGGTGAAGGTGTCTGGGAAGAGTGTGCTCAACCTGGAATAAATGTTAAGTTTGATAAGGATACTATGCCTATTAAACTAACATTTGTAGAACCTGGTGGTTATGCAATCAATGGTGGAACCTCCCGTAGTTATACAAACGGTGTCTTTAAGTTTGACTATCCCGAATGGGGAGAACGAGATGCAGGTGATGACATTACTAACCCTACACCTTCTTTTGTTGGGTATCCAATTCAGAAGATGGTGTTCTTTAGAAATAGAATTGCCTTACTTAGTGCAGAGAATATAATCTTATCCAGAGTTAATGATTTCTATAACTTCTGGGCTAAGACTGCTATGACCATATCTAACGTAGACCCAATTGATTTACAATCAAGTTCTACATACCCTACTAAATTGTATGATGCTGTTGAAGCTAATACAGGTTTAGTGCTATTTAGTGCAAGTCAGCAGTTCCTTCTCAGCTCGGGTGCAGAAGCCCTCATGACGCCTGAAACTGCAAAGATAAGCTATTTATCATCTTACGCATTTAACCCCGATACAGTGCCCTTCTCGATGGGTACTACGGTTGGTTTCTTAAACAGTACTTCTAAGAATACTAGGTTCTATGAAATAGCAAATATTAATAATCAACAACAACCTACTATTGTTGAACAATCTAAAGTTATTGCTAAGTCATTTCCATCAAATATAACTTTAACTGCAGAATCAACTGAAAACGATACAATGTTATTTGCAGTTGATAGTACTTTGCATACTGCTACAAATGAAGTATGGGGTTATAGATTCTTTGAACAAGGAGACCGTAGAGAACAAGCTGCATGGTTTAGGTGGGAAATGCCTAATCCAATTGTATATCATGTTATAATGGATGATGTATATTATGCTATCTTTAAACCAAGTGCTCAGAATAAATATACTTTAGAAAAATTTGACTTAAAAATCAATGATAATACATTCTTGATTGGCACGTCTCCTGATGATAATAGAGTACACTTAGATACTAAGAAAACTATTGCATCATCTGCTCTGACTTATAATGCGGCATCTGATACTACAACATTTACATTAGGATCTGGTTATTATAGTGCTCAAAAATTGAAAGCATATTGTATAACAGATAGTGACTTAGCTGGTAAGAGTGAGGATATTCCAAGCTCTGCTATTACGGGTACAGCTCCTAATGAAACAGTAACATTAAGTGGTAATTGGAAAACCTCTACAGAAGCTGGATCTTCAACAGTAGCAGTTAATACTGATTTAGTTGTTGGTTATGAATATGAATATGAAGTTGAACTACCTACAATATATGTAACTAGAACTGAGGGATCTGGACAAGGTGCTAAATCTAGAGCTACAACTCGTGGATCTTTAACTTTACACCGTATGAATTTCAATTTCGGTGATGTAGGAGTTATAGATGTAACATTAACACGTAGAGGTAGATCAACTTTTACAAAGACTTATGAATCCGCAGAATGGGATAGTGTTAAATCTAGTGTTGCGAACATTGCAGATACTTATATACACACTGTACCAGTATATGACCGAAATGAAAATCTAACAGTACAAATTAAATCCACACACCCATCTCCTGCAACTTTATTTTCTATGAATTGGGAAGGAGATTATTCAAATAAATATTACAAACGTGTCTAACTTACTTCACCCGATTACAATGGAGGCTGCTATTGAAGTGGCCTCTAATCTTCGACCTGATGACTTTAGAGAAGTGTATGAAGGCCATGGTCATTTCCCTCTTCTCCATATTCCACAGGCTGCTTTCAATGGAGACACAGTATATTTCAAAGCACCA